CAGGTCCCTCGGGTTTGGAGGGCGCCCTCTCCACACGTCATCCTGGTATCTGTCAATAAAAAAAACGTGTTCCGTGAGAGTTAGGTTAACACACACTGACCATGAATTTAAATAAAAATGCCTACCCTCAAAGAGATTCCCTCGTGGCTTCGCGCACCTCCCAGAGTGTACACCAAGCCAGCCGGAACTCGCGAGCCGAAAAAGGCCGGGCCAACATGGGACCAGCTCGTTGGCGCGGCGCGGGCCACGGGCCATGCCGAGCCGGAAAGGCTCGCCTCGAGTATGCTCAAGGCGAGAGAAGCCTCTCTAAAGATTAGCGAAGATAGGCCCAGGACGCAGATGACCGTGCAGCCACCCAAGCTCAAAGAGGCCTCGGTGGCCTCAAAACCTAGGGGACGCGCGGTCGTCAACGATGCTTTGCGGTGCAGGGCGATGACCCTGTCCGGTAAGAGATGCGGGTTCAAGGCGACCCACGGAGACTTTTGTAAGAAGCACGCTATTGTAGTTTAATATGAGCCATACCCCATGTAGTTGGTATAATTTTATATGTTAGTCCATTTTCCTTAGTAAAGTCCTGGACTGCTTTTAAACACTCTGAATCAGGAATACAGTCGTGCGCAAGTATATTTCCGTTATTTTTCATTTTTGGCAAGACGTTGCGCAAGTCACCGAGACAACCCTCATACGAGTGGTCCCCGTCTATGAAAGCTAAATCAATCGAATTATTGTCGTGAATTCCTACAGTATACAAAGAATCACCCCTAATCGGAATTATACGGTGGATCATGTTATTCTTTTTTACCATGTCATAAAACTCGTAAAAGTAATTCTCAATTCTTAGATCTTCATTTTCAGTCATATTATTATTCTGTTCGGACCAGTCCCATAAATCATGTGCCCATATAGTAGCTTGCGAATTCAGAGCTACAATTAATGTGGAACATCCAAGTAAGACCCTATCTCGAGATATTTCGATCCGGGTAGTAGCTTCATTGCAAAATGTTCCAATGCAGAAGAATCGGCCATATTAAGAGTTCCCCGTGTTCCATTAACAAATGTATAGTCAATTCCATTAACACATGAATGTTCCATTATAGTAATTTAGAATATTTATCTTTATATTATTTTCCAGGATAAGTATAATGGAGTTCAACTGGAACTATGTATGGGCCGCCCTAGTCATAAACTTTGTCCTTGTCTATGCGATCCCCAAGGTTATAAAGAAGCCCACGGGCGTAAAGGTCATTGATGACGTCGTTCTTTATCTCAACAGTCAGAAGGGCTCTTTACTTTCGAGTTGTATAATTATAGGTATCGTTGTCTATGGGGCTCACTACTGGGTTGACTCACAGGAAACTCCTAGCCCAGACAAGACTGACGATTTTTAATGTTAAATAGTATTAATGTCTAATCAGCTTGCACCAATAACCAAGCCGTTAAATAAGGCCGTGAATGCCACAAACAAAATTAACGCCGCAAATGCAAATCTGGCCCAAGGCGTCGCCCCAACAGCCAACGCCACGAAGGCCGCCTTGAACTCCGGGATAGCCGGAAGCAACTTTGGGACGGCCGCGACGAATACAAACGCTATAGCCTCTCGGCTCCCCCCTGGAAACTCTAAGAATGCGTTAAAAAAGGCCGCGAACTATTTCCAGCTCGCATCCATCAAGGCGTACCAGAATAACGGCAACGCGGCCGCAAAGCACGCCTCGAATGGAATTAAGCAGATCACAAATGCTCTGAACCCAAATAAGTAGACACCTCCTCTACCAGTTTTATAGTGTGAGAGTGGTCCCAGGTTGACACCTTTTTGTCAAAACAATCTTGAATACATCTCTGAAGTTCGGTTTTGTCTGGAAATCCCCAGTTGTGTTCTTTTTTAAACAAAAAATCATCAAACCCTATAGGTCCGACCGTGCACGGAACGACCCATGGCGTCCGAACGTACTCTTTGAGTCCCCCGTAATCAGCTATAATGACGGGTTTGGACCTCAGAGCGGCCTCTACGGCCCCCATTCCGACCCCCTCGGAATGCGAGCAGTTGATGTAGCAGTGGCAACTTTCGTGAATTTTTTCGAGATCTTCTTTGGACAAGAGTTCTTCTATAATAGTCACTCCCGGGATTCTCTGTTCTATAGGCCTGTTGCAAGAAGCCTTGATAACGAGATGGGCGCGGTCTCCGAAATTACACCTTAAATAGGCCTCAATTATACTATCAATATTCTTACGAGGATCGATCGCGTTTCCTATAGTATAGAATACATACGGAACGATCGGGGCCGGTGGTCTAACAGGCTTGGGCTCGGACCAATGTCGCAGAAGTTTCCATTTTATATCGGGAAATTGATTTGCCAGAATATTTCTTGAAAATTCACTCGGAACGTGCATTGTCTTATATCTGCTGAAAATTCCGTAGCATTCATTAACTGGTTCGGTTTCGCATACTGTCATGTATATCCAGATCTTACAAAAGTGTTTATATTGATCTAATAAATTTAGATGAGATACTACCGGCAGTACAAAAGCAAATCCTTTGTCATATTTTGTACCGAGTGGCGGATTACCAATCTCACAATATTCCCCACCGACACAGTCCGAGTATTGCTTCGCAACCTGTCCCATACCGGCCAGCATTGACGGCCCTATAAAAAGCCACTTCATGGTTGGATAACAAATAATTTCCTTATTTGATGATTGAGCCACAGCACTCTAAACTCTAATGTTTCAACTGAAAGCGCAACTCGTAAAAAAACCTCTTTGGCCCCGCGTCTTCCATAGGGCGGAATGAAGACGACGAGCCATGAGGCCGCCCAAGCTGTCCAGGCGACTTCCTTATTCATATGGATTTTTTAGATTTTTCTTTCTAAGTTAACAGTAGTTATGAGTTTCATACTCGTCGTGGCAATGACCGCGGCCGAGTTGTTGGGAAATACTCATCTAAAATGGTTCGCGGACAATGGATCAAATCATCACCTTGCGTTAGGTCTTGCGGCGTGGGCAGTCGCTCTGGCCTTTTTAGTCAAGACGCTTTCTTCGGAGACGATGATGTGGACCTGTATAATGTGGGAAGTTATGATCGTTATCGGTGGGGCCTTGACCTCTTTTCTTATTTTTGGTGAAAAATTTACGCATTGGGTCCAGTGGCTCGGGTTGTTGATGGCTATCGGTGCGGCCATTTGCATCAATTATCAGCGATAAATAGATAGTTATGTTCGGGTCTAGGAATCATTTTGTATCCTAGCGGGGTTAGGAGTTTCACAATTTCGTCATTTGAAGGGTCCAGAATTTCTATGTACATCGCGGGCTTGTGCTTGGTTATGGTTTGCCAGGCCCCTTTGATGACCTCGAGTTCGTGGCGCTCGACATCTAATTTTATGACGCTGGGAACTCCAGAATATACATCGTCGAGTCTCTTGATAGACACAATAGGTCCTTCTTTTTCGTAGCCAGCGTGATCTGGATGTTGTTTTTCATCGGGTATTGGTTCGAGAGATGCGGCTCCATAATTTCGCAATCCGTTCGGTTCTCTTTTTGTAATAAAAATCATCATTTCGTCATTTTTGCTTCCAAGGCCGTATTGATGAACTTCGATCGGGTTTAGCAAAATATTTTGGTCAACATTCTTGTTTATGACTGAGTAAAACCAGGGCTCGAATGTATGTACAGGACCATAATCAGAAAACATGAGAGCATTCCAGCCAATATTACCCCCAATATCTAATATATCAGTTCCGGGCTTATATATAAGCGGAAGATCGCGTCGCATCCATCCATCCCATTCGCATCCTCGGCGAAGACACCCCCCTATATAGTTATCATCCTCTATGACGCTAACTATAAATTTTCCTACGACGGCATCGACCGTATCAAACTCCATATTAAAGCTTCGACTCTAATCTTTAATATGGAGGAGTTTCATAGACACGTTCTCGAGCGCCTAACAAATGTCGAAGAAGAGCTTCGCGAACTCCGTGAGATTACTTGGCCCGTATGTCAAGGATTTTTAGACAAGGATGGGCCCTTTTCAAACAAGAAGCAAAAGAGATCTTTTTTTAGATTTTTGAAAGAAGAGGAGGCTCGCGGTCTTACCAGGCTCAAAGAGCTCTTCATGGGAAGGTCCCCAAGTTTAATCGACGCAGAACTTCAATGGGTCCTGGTAGAGACGCCTCGGGGGGCCTAGGATACAACGGTCGTCCATCGTGCCACTTGTGCGTTTTGATAGATTTTTCAATTGAATTTTCAAAATTTGGATTTTCGAACAGTAATTTAACGTCATCATCTTGTGAATGAGAAAATGTTCTAAGTTTATTTATAACCATATTTTTCCCACCAAAATAGCTCATGTGCCAGCCGGCATATTGGAAAGTTGGAAAACTCCAGCGGTTGTTTCTCAAAAAATAGGGACCAGCCTTACGGAAGACTCCCATAGTAGTAATTACCGTTCCATACCAAGGCTCATCGGTCGATATAGTATCGAGTGAGTGAATATAGAGCCACATATGAACTGATGCTATTTGTGGAAGGTTATTAAAGTTAATATTATCGAGGTCGGGTATCTCATCCACATCACTCATCATAATGATCGCATCTGAAGGAATATCCTTGAGAGCCTTGGTTATGGTATATCTTTGATAATCTTCGCGGACGATGGGATGGAGATCTCCACCGGGCATTTCCTCCTCCGAGACCACTACGTGGATAATCTTATCGGCCCACTGTGCATATCTCTCACGATTCTCATGGTATAATAAAGGCTTTCGCTCACCTATGTGATTCACCTCGGACTCGACAAGTACGAATTTATCAACTCGTTTGTCGAGAACTGTTAGTCTAAGCTCGAGAAGATCGAGTTCATTATAAAAAATGAACGAATCTATTATCATTATATACTGTTTTATATATACTCCTTTATTTAATCATGATAAGCAAATTGTTATCTAAATTATTTCGGTGCCATGGTGGAACTAAAGACACACTCTTGAAAATGCTCAAATATTCTGGGACTTTTTTGTCAAAAAATGGGATTGATTCATTTAAAACATTTTCAATTATATAAATTCCTCCATCTTTTAGCTTGTG